CAATGGACTACCATAACGAATGAAACCTACAATAGTATTAGTAGTCTTTTCTTTAACCACAATCTTCAATGTCTTGCCTGGATTCTCATCTGGAGAAAAAGAAGCAGTCTTCTCAATCAAAGTATCATACACTTCGCCTGGTATTTGGGCAACTTCAAATTCCATATCTTCTGGATGCATACCAAAATCTTGAAACAACTCATCTTCAATACTCATGCCTGGCAGGCCTGCTGACATATCCTTTACTCGTTCAATCTTTCTTGAACGAAAGTAATCATCAATACGAGTAAAATCTTTAAAGTAATGCATCACTTTGTGTGCTACATCAAACGTATCTTGTTTTTCTAATATCATAATATACCTATAATTGGAGCGGGCAGAGAGAATCGAACTCCCATAAAAAGGTTGGAAACCTCTTGCATTACCATTATGCTATGCCCGCATTAGTTAAAAAAATCATCAAGCGTCCCTTGCTCACCGTAACTCGAATCTACTGACCATCCAATCTTTTCAGTAATAACTTTAAGCGGTTCAATAAATGATTTTTCGAATTGTGTCAACATGTCAATCTGGCCGTGTAAGTTCAGTTCCTTCGGCATGGAAGTAATGAACGAAAACGAACTAGACTGATATACATTTGGTTCTTTCATATGAAGGAATCGGATTTTGTCCCCCTCTTGTATAAAAGGGAATTTGCCCGTAAGGTTGTTTTTAGCAATCAAATAGTTATAGAGGATAGCCCCCTTGACATGAATTGGGGCGCCCTTTTTGAAGAACCCATAATCTATAGATTCACCACTCATAAGATCAAGTGTGGTAGTAGAAGTCTCTGTGTACTTCTTTACACCATTCACAGATCGTGGATATGCAATGTCTTCTGGGGGCAGAGACATAAACTTATCCTTGAAATCTTGAACAAATATATTCAATTCCTTCTCACTACCATTCATGATAATCTTCATAGCCTGTTTAATCTTTTCACGACAAGGAGCAGGAGTACTTGATTTTACTGCTTCAATGCCCATCATTTTAAGTTTTGGTTCTTTGTACCTTACACCCTCACTATCGTGTACGTTAAGGATGTAACGCTTCTTGGCAGTCCATATACCCTTGTCAGCGATGACTTCACGGGACATTTGCATCTTCTGGTCATATGCGTTCATCACTTCAGAAAGAATTTGATACTCGCTATTAATAAAAGGTTCCAGCTTCTCAGTTGCAATCGTGTCCAAGAAATTGATAATCTTCTTAGTCTCCGTTCCAGATGTAAACACTTTATTAACAAGCTTGTCAAAAGTAATGTATACGCTGTCGGTATCTGAAGCAATGATATAATCTTCATTATCTGTCTCCAACAATTTGTTGAGATATTGATTAAGAGACTTTTCGATCCAACGAATAGATAACTGGCCACTCGTTGTAATTGCTGTAGCGACCAGCAGATCGAAATACCTAAACCAATTATTCCCAATAGCACCATACGCACTATTAAGGGATATCTTCTTTGCCATTTGAATGTTGTTATACTTCGATATATCTTTGAGAAGTTTGGGGTCTTTAGTGTCCTCATACTCCTGCTCAGCCTCAAGCATAAGTTTCTTATATTTTGTACGATCATTGTACATAGTCTCCATGATCTCAGGCAGGAACCCTCTCTTATCCTTTCTGAAAAACGCACCGTTTGGTGTCATACAGTGCTTTGTAGTATTACTTATCTTCCCATCTAGGATTTGATCCACAAGACCTTCAGTTTTTGTGCTAGGCAAAAGTGTCTCTGGCGAGATATTATATTGCATAATAAGGTGAGGATATAGAGAGTTTAAGTCAAAAGACATAACCCACTTGTGCATACCCACCTGTGGGTCTTTAACATAAGCACCCTCAAACTGCTCTGGTTTCTCTTGAGAAATCTTCTGAGGTATTACAATGTTTCTTTCACGTAAAGCATTGTAGATTAGGATATCCCAATAACGAACAGAACCAAGAACATCAACAAGATTCACCTTAGCGTCATACGCCATCGTGAGACAGAGCTCAATCAGTTTCATCTTGTCTTCGAGCTTATCAACAATCTCAACATCTTGGATATTGTAATCGATAAACGATTGGAAGTCTTTCTGATACCATTCACGAAAGGTTGCGAATGGATTGCCGTCTTTACGTTCGCCCAGTTCCACAGATGCTATATGATCTAATCGATAAGACTCTTGAGTTGTATACGTAAACTTCTTATACAAATCCAAATAATCTAAAGCAGCAACGCCTTGGATATTGAATGTTTGGTGTTTACGTCCCATCTTATAGACTTCACGTTCGACAACACTACCCCAAGGAGACAGACGTTTAAGTTCAGCCTCATCAAACAATTTGATGATACGATTAGCGATATAAGGAATATCAAAGAATTCTGAATTCCATCCAGTTATCACATCTGGGTGATTTCTCTCCCAAAAAATAAGAAACTCTTTAAACAGATGTACTTCACTCTCACACTCAACATAGGTAACGTCTTCACGATCTGTCTCAAATTTACCAACGCCGAAAACCATTATCTTTTTGTTCTGGTGATTCTTGACTGTGATAGCCAACATCTCTTCTTCAGCAAGCTGAGGATCGGGGAAACCGTTCTCACATTGAGTTTCAATATCAATGGTGAAAATCAGTAATTGATCCATATCCCAATTAACATCACCCTTGTAGGTGTCAGCAATGTAGGTGTACGGATACTGCGTATTACCAAAGACCAACTCTGGTTGACTTTTGTATGCTTCCATAAACTCTTTAGCATCTTTGATAGAATCAAAGGTAGTGCCTACAACAGGCGTCCCATCTAGAGTCTCCATCCCAGTAACTTCACGTACTGGCGAATACAAGGTTGGTTTGTACCTTACCTTGAACTGCTCTCGTTTTCCATTAATAACAGCTCGCACGAATAGTTGACTGCCCCATTGGAGCACATTAGTATAAAAGTTCATTGTTAGATAGTACCATAGTTATAGATGATTGTCAAGTTCCAATTTGTAAAAAGTGTATTTAACTGTTAATTCTTCACCAGCAGTCACATCTCTTAAAGTATGAAGAAAGTAGGAGCCTGGATTGCCTTTCTTGATACAATTAGGTGTTTCACTGTGATTATAAAATGCGCCGAGTGGCGTCCTTTCAAGTGAACAATCTATCCCATATGTAAAATGGGATTTGCCGAGGCATTCGTTAAAGGCAATATCTTCGACGGCAAACAATCCTAGTCCATGTATGCCACTGTCTCTTATTGTAACTGATTTCGGTAGGGGTAAATATGTCACTCAGTATCTAGTTCAATTCTTTTAGTAAGAACAAATTTTCGATTAGCATCAATAGCAAGGTTTAAATCTCTCATAAAATTACGGTTAACTAGAATAGGAGTCTTTTCACCACGATCATCTATGGTGAATGGCATGTTATACTCTTGCCCATTGAAGGACATTTTAGCTCTGATCATTGGACGGGATTCGTCACGATTTCTAAAGCCACCCAATTTAATCTCTTTAACTTTAATAAGATCAGATGTTTCTGATTTTCCATTCAACTTCCAAATAACCTTTTTGTCTTTGATCTCATAACTGTCGGCATGAATAACAGAAGTTTCTGAACTATTACCTGTATCCATCTTACCAACCAGATTACCAAATTTCTCATGTGTGAATGTTTCCCATGTCCCAGCAAGGGTAGGAGTTTTCCACCAATTAGCATGATCTTTAAAATTCTCTAAAATGTGTGTGGTGATATCCATCTTGAGTGCTTCATCGAATCCCTGTGTGCCAGGCGAACTATTCACTTCAAGAATGTAAGGGCCTTCCTTGTCACGGTTCTTAGCAGGAATAAAATCTACACCTACCCAAGAACCATTAACTGCTTTTGCAGCCCTAATACAATCATCTGATTCCCTGTCAGTCAGTTCATACTTGTCTACCGTTGCACCCAAGTGTACGTTAGACCTAAAGTCACCCTTAACAGTATTACGCCTCATAGCACCAACAATAATATTATTGAGCACCATTACACGAACGTCATGATCTGTTTTAACAAACGATTGTAGTATCAAAGAAATCTCTTCATCAATCTTAAACAACAACTGTGTCATAGATTCAAGAGATTTTTCAGATTCAACAAATAACACGCCAATACCCTTAGTACCGTGTGCAGTTTTTAAGATGACAGGATATGTAGTGTCTAGTTTTTCGAACGCCGTTAAAGCGCCTGCAGCATTGGGAACGATAACAGTAGTTGGAGTAACTAGTCCATGATCGGCTAACCTCAGTGCTGTACGGTACTTATCAGAGCATGTTTCTATACATTCCCTAGAGTTAATACAGGTATAACCATTTTTCTCAAGTTGAGTTAATAGGTCTTTCCATGAGTCACGTTGATTAACTCCACCACGAACAATAATGATTGTATCAGCAGGACTTATCTCAAAGCCCTTTTCATCATCAGCATTGTGTATTGTACGAGTATCATTTTCGTATGTAAGATAAGCGCCATCTATATAACAAGTATATGATTTCAACCCAAGTTTATTAGCGGCCTTTTCAAATTTCTCTGATGTGGCAAAACTGTTTTTTGTAGTTTCCACAGCTTCGGGAGCTCTAGTAAGAACTACAATCTTGTACTTATCAGATTTTTCTTCTGTTATAAATTCCCTAAACTTTCCCATATACTATACTTCCCGCTTTTTACCTATGTTATACTTAGTCTCGAGCGTCCACTCATCCTTCTCTTTGAAAGATAATACTTTTATCTGACTTAGAGGAGCAACAGGTTCAGCTACGCCCAGTATTTCTACTAGACCCCAATCCTTCAATAGATTAGCTATGGTGTTTTTTCTTGCAAGGTCATTTTCTGATAGGTTAGTATCCTTACCATCCAAGGCAAATAATTCCTTAAAGTGTACGATAAAGTACTTTCCTTGCTTGTGAAGTATATGGCATGATTGATATAGTTTACGTTCTTTTCTGGAAGCCACACCAATTCGTGATAGTGTCTCCCGTACTTTCAAAAAATCATCGGGTTCTTTTAACCTAATCTCCAACATCTGCTCTTGCGTCCACTTGATCTCTTCCATGTTTCCCACCTTTATACAGTTTCTTCTTTATGGCAGAAATTTGATCATCATTTAAGATATCAAGAGCGGCCTTCGCCTTCTCATTATTATAACCATAATACTCTTTAACATATTGTAGATTATCTAACTTCTTCGCCTTCATCCAAGGTGTAAATCTCTTTCTTGGCCTGAGACTATTTAGTAAAAAATCAAACTGTAGTTTCTTATCTAGGTGGTGCATCTGGTTTATTACGTTAACCAGCTGGATAGTGTCTGGAAATGGAGCGACACATTTGTTGACGATATATGGCATATACTTCTTTTCCCACATTTCATCTTCTGTTTCTAAAAGCGTTTCCTTACTGTGGTTAATAGCTTTTAGGTAATCTTTTAATTCATACATTAATCAGCGAACCCTTCGCCCTTACAGAAATGGTTCAAACGGTGGCGAAATACTGCCCACCACAAGGCAGACAAACTGTCTGCTTTATATGTTCCATTCTTTACTCTCAATTCATACATTATAAAAATCCTTTAGGTTTCTTGTTGATGCATTAACATCATCTTGGTTAGCAGTATTTAGAATTAACAAATCTCTTTGGAATTGACCATCTGGCAACTTCATGATATTTCGAAATCGTGGAGGTTTACATTTGCAAAACCAGTAAACTAACTCCTCAGCTTTATCACCAATCATCTCTTTAATCAAGTCCCTTTCGCCAAAATTTACCATTGATGGCTTAAAAACTGTAGTACCATAAATCGAGTGGAACAATCCAGCATCTATTAAATGCTGTGGATGGCCTCCCAAGAATATACGATATGAAACGGCCTCTAAGTGATCTAATAAGGTTAGACCACTATGGTCTTGCTCACCACAACCAGCTTTAATTAGGAATTCAATTTTGTCTTCATAGTTCATTGTTTGTAGAAATCTAATCGATCTACATCGCCACCAGCTTCGCTGACGCACTTAAACACAATGCACGATCTAAGATCATAACACTGTCTACTAACTGGAGCTGCTTTGTGCCACAAGTGGGCATTAAACACTAGAAGTCTATTGGGGATATTCGCATTATATCTTTCAACATCTTTAGGCGGGTGGCCATGAAAACTGTCAGTATCTTTTTCATAGTCTAACTCTTCTCCAAAGATAAAAGTTCCACCATCATCCTTCAGTTTCCAATCTTTATTTGGATAATAGATCATAGTGAAATCACCATCATCCCTGTGCCAATGTGGTTCCATGCCATGAGTATGACCGTTCATATAAATTCTTTTGAATCCAGCTATGCCATACTTCTCTTTGAAATTATATTTATTGAAAGCAGTGTCCCAAATAGGCAGAACCCAACCATAGCCATTCTCTTCAACTTGTTCTGGACTTTCACCACAACGTGCAACCCAATGTTTGGTAGGATAGTTCTTATTAGAATATGAGTGCCAATGCCATTTTACTTGATCAACTTCGGCAGATATCATTTCAAAAACATGATCTTCTAATACATTATCATAAACGTCAATTTTTATACTCATTTCCACTTCACCTTCGCCATTAACTCTGTTAGACAAGCTAACATATTGATTTCTTGATCTGCAACAAACGCTGACTTGTATTGATAATCCCCAAGTATAACCACAGCGTGAGGTATGCTAACAGAGTCCATATTATCATACATAGTATCATAAATCCGGCGAAACACCCGTACAGGATCATCATTAAGATTGTTAACCACCCATTCCCTAACATTAGTAAACTCCTTAGTTTTCATAGAACCAATTAAATCAGTCAATGATAGCTCTTGTAAATTTACAAGCATACCAGCATCAATCTGTCCAGAAGCAGAATACCTTTGTAATTCGTTTAATACTCTCCGCCAGTCTGGAAAGTATTTATGAATAACCTCAGCAACTACTTTTTTCTCGTATTTAATTTCTTGTTCTTCTAGAATAGAACACACACGTTCAAAGAAAGCAACAGCAAGCTCCTGCTTTTCTGCCTGAGGAATACTAAAGTCTATAGCACTACAACGAGAATGTAATGCTGGAATTATCCTTGTTGGATAATTACAAGTTAGAATAAATCCACAGTTGTTGTGGAATTCTTCCATCAACCCACGAAGCGCTGGTTGAGTAGATTGACCATTAAGATAATCTGCCTCATCTAAGATAAGATATTTACGGCCACCTTCAAGTGATACCGTAGAAGCAAAGTTCTTAATAGTAGTTCTGAGAGTGTCAATGTTGCCCTCTTCAGAACCGTTAATGATCATCCAACTGGAACCCAGTTCTTCTACCATCGCTTTTGCAATAGTAGTTTTACCTGTACCAGCTCTACCATGTAACAACATGTTTGGTAGATCGCCCTGGGCCACAAACTCCTTAAAGGTAGTTTTGAGGTCAGCAGGAAGGATGCAAGAGTCTATGTCTTTAGGACGATATTGTTCGACCCATAAAAAAGTATCCATAATATAAATTCCTATCAAGCATTCATTGCGACTTCAAGTGGCGTATACGTAGACGCTGGTTCCAGAGCAATATAATACTCAATGGCCATCTTGACATTTTTGAAGTGACTAATGTTTTTAGCAGAACATGTCACATCGTATGCACCAGGCATAAGTTTGAGATTATCAACTTTAAACCAGAATTGATACGTAGCATCTGTAGGTTTAATGTCAACAGGAATCTCGTAATCATTTGCCTCATCATTCTTCTTGTTGGTTGCTTTCAGCGTACCGTTTTCAAGTGACATATCTGGAGCGCCGATAATAGAAGCACCCCTTTGAATATCAGCAAGTGTTTTATCAGTAAGAGAAAATTCAACCTCATTAGAGGGCATGGAGATTTCTTTTTTGGGAGTCGTGACAATAGTAGCGTCAGCATACCAATATTGTGACCGTCTGCCATTCTCAGTCATGATGACCCTCTTTTCTTGGAAGTCCAAGTCTGGGGAATCATATAGAGAAAGAAGAGCAAGGAATTCATTGAGATCATAGATCGCAAATTCCTTCGGGAAGTTTTCTTTCACCGTTGCTTTAGCAACAATGTTTTTCATTGCTGACATGGTAGAGATATCACTACCCGCCTTAATTACAAGATTTTGATTAATCGTTGAGAAGTTCTTGAGGACTTCAATCGTTTCGCTACTTAGTTTCATTATTTTCACCTTCGTTAATATGTAGAGCTATAATACCATAATGTATCACTTTTAACAAGTCACTTCTGTCCTTGCCATTCTTTTTTCCGTATCTTTGTGCATATTTTAATATGTTGCCGATACAAAAACCTTCACCATGACCACCGTCTATAATGAACTCTGTAGCCTGAAACTTGTTCTTGCTATAGTGTTCATCATATGTCGAGTCAATATATTCCGCTAGTTCCTCAAGGGCCCTTGCTTCATTGTATTTGTATTTGATTTTCAAGTTCGATCTTTCCTGTAATGATCACCAGAGACTTTGGTTTTGGGAGTCACATTTAGATTAGCAGAAAATGTTCTGCGTTCGCCTTCACCAAAGAAAGGCATAACACCATGTCTTAGCCACGATGGGAACATAATCAAAGTACCAACTTCTGGTTTAATATATTCCTCTGTAATTGGACGTAGCATATTAATATCTCGCATACCGTTTGTGCCCCAACACAAATATGTGAATCCATCTACAGCACCACTAGCATTATTAAGACCTTGGAAATCCTCAGAAGGATTATCAAGTGCTTCAATCTGTGGTGGAACCTTTAGATATAGGATACAGGACAGTCCCATTGAGGTACGTGTGCCATGATCATGTACAGGGTTATAGTCGCCCTCATAACTGTGGATAGTCCACATTGTTTGAGTATCAACATCACATTCGATCTCAGCGCCGATGGTATGTTTCATATACTCTTCACCTATTCGGCACAGAACAGTAGAAAATTGTTCACCTACAGCATCACCTTCATGGGGAAGTGTCAATTGAGCAGATGAGCGATTACGATTAATCTGACCTACTAGACCGCCAGAGGCATCTTTAAGATCAGTGGCATCGACATGTTCATTCAATTCGTCAATAACATTCAAGGGAAATTCTACCCTCATTAAATTTACAGCAATCTTTGGCCGCATGGAAATTTTCATGCCACCAGCATTACTTCCAGCAGGATTATCTTCTGTAGGAGTAGCAAACCTTTTAGTGGCATTACCACCATCAATTGACTCTTGCTCGTTATAATCAATATCCTCTGACTTCAAAAAGATTTTTCGATCTTCTCCACCGTGGATAATTTCTCTTCGTTCTGGTTGGGCATTAATTGCATCTTTTCTAGAAATTCTAGATTCCTCGACAGGACTCCCATCGGGATTAACTTCTTGGGCGGTAGCCCCATCTACCAAACCACCAGGCGGTAAATCAAATATTCTAACCATTATAACTCCTTCACGTTATTCATATACTTAATATAAAGGAAAGGGGACTAAAAGTCAAGTCCCCTTTCAAGTTTATATTGCCTAGGTAATTGCAACTAAGCGGCGCTTCTTCGCCTCTGGAACAATACGTTCAAGATTGATCTTGAGCATACCATTTTCGAGGGAAGCATCATTCACTACAATGTCATCTGCAAGAGTGAATTTTCGATTGAACTTACGATATGAAATTCCACGATGTAACGTGTCTTCATTTTGTTCATTCTCTTTTATAGAACGAACCGTAAGCAAGCCATCTGCAAATTCGATTTCAATATCAACTTTACTAAATCCAGCCAAGGCCATTTCAATGGCATATTTGTACTCACCTTCTTTCGTGATGTTATATGGCGGGAACCCAGAAGAAGTTCGATTGTTGTCAACATAATTATTAAGTTGATCAAACATTCTATCGAACCCTACGGCATAGGGTGTAAAATTGTTGAGATTGAGAGTTTCGAAAATTGTAGGAATTGAACTTTGCATATTAGTAACCATTGGTTATCTCCTTATTAAGCAAGATTTAAATATCGATCCTTTATGGCATCGATATAGTATATAGTAAAGGAACTTGGCCGAAAAGTCAAGTCCCTTTACTTTTTTTTCTCTAGAAAGCGTTATCTTCTTCAGCGACAACAGGTTCACCTAGATCATTAGTTTCTGGAGCATCTTCTCCAACGCTGATCCCAGCATCAATCTTGGTATACAAGTCCATGAAGGAAGCCTTTGTATCGTCATCGAAACGAGCGACACATAACTCAATCGCCTGCATCTTATCACCAAAGATGGCAAATGCTTTCACGATGTGATCTAACCTACGGGTAGAGATGACTTCATCAACACCACCATCATAGAAAGTCTTACGGATAACGTCAGCCCACGTTACAAGG